CTAAATCTCTCATAATGAAATTGAATTAAATGGTTATTGATTGAATGGATTTAACAAGAACAAACCTAAAACACAAGTAAATTTCTTCGCTTGCATCTTAGGCTGTCCTATGTCTTTCCCTAAAGATTCTTTCAAAGGAAATGAGGAGCATTAGTAAATTATTGGCTGGCTGTGGCAATAGTGCATCGTGCCTGCTCTTGGATTAATAAGAATGCTTATTTCTGTCAGCTATCAGACTGCGTTTCTAAAGCATTCTTTTTATTTAAGAGCCATGAGGGGGGATAATAATGTAGTGTACCTCCTCGCTCGTTACACTATAAACTTATGTAATCATCTTATGAGATAGGTTTATGCTTCGCCTAAAGCCTCTTGGATGGATTTGATGGTTCGCAATCGCTTTAATTCTTTCACTCCAAGTTGGCGGTAAGCCCTGCCTAAAATAGGGTATTCATGTTCTATATCAATGGTTTGCAAGTCGAATGTCATTGAATTTGCTTTGATTTCACAATATCGTTTATGTAATTCTCTGAATGTTGGCTTTGCAATTAACTCCTTGACGAACTTCTCTGGAGCGATATGCCATTTACCTTTAGTTATTACTATTCCAGATTGGGCATAGGTTTCTCTTAATGATTTGTCTGATTGGTAAACAACTGTGGTAATATAGTAACTGTAAAGTTGTAATTTGGCTACCATATCATTGACTATAAACTTGTTCTCTTGATAAGATAGGTAAGATTCAACCCCAACTTTCTTAATCTCATTAACCTGCTGCTTGATTGCCTCTTTTGACAGCTTGGCATTATTAAGCATGTCAGCCCTTTCTTGCGCAGCCTTTACTTCCTTATCCACAATCTGCTCCATTTCTTCAAATGTTGTGTAATGGTCAGTAGCTTTAGTGTTGAAGATATGGACTACTTTATTTCTAAATGGATTGGACTTGGTTCTGATTCTTCCTACAATTTGAGGTATATCCATATCAATGCTGACCAATGTGTGTCTGTTCTGAACATTGCTGACCACAAAGCATAATCCTGTTTCAGAATGGAAGTCCACACCCTCAAATGATTTGGAAGTGATGAAGTTGAATTTCTTGGGAGCGTCAGCAGAACTTGATATAGTATATCCTTCCAAAGTTCTTCTATTCTTAGGATTATCAGCACAAATAATTCTATAATCATCCTCTGTTAATTGTGTCTGTTTAAGTATGGCTTTGATTTCAGTAACGCTGTTGATGAAGAAGTATGCTTCCTTGCTTTCAATGCCGTTTACATTTAGACAGCCTTTAGCTTGGTAGGTCTTAATGAACTTGACTGCTACCATATAAGGCTTGTTTGTATGGTAAGGATAAACAGTTATCTCGTCTGTTGTATTCCAATCAGCGATGTACTCTGGTATATCATTAAATATTGCTGGCTTCAAATTATTTGGAATAGGAGTAGCTGACAAGAAGCAATAGGATTTGAACTCTTTAAAGTGAGCCAACACCCCATTGATAGCCTTATCTCTGAATGAGTATTGTTTAAGGAAGTTGTGGTATTCGTCAATCATCAGTTTAAAGTCTTTAGGGTTGATGAACTCCATCAGCTTGTCTATCTTGTCATAGGTGCAGATAATCTTCTTCACTCCAACAGAAGACAGATAGTCCTTTAACGTCTTCTTTAGCTCTAAGGTGAAATTCCCATATAAGCCAAACAGATTATCAACAACAGGACTTAATCCTGCCCTGCGCTCATGTCTCTTCCAAAACTTCACATTGCCTTCTGCATCTTTAATTGGATAGCATTTGTTCTCAATCAGTTCAGTCGTTGGAACAGCGATGATATAATTCTCGTTATTGGTAAGTGCTATGGTAGTAGCACCGCAACCTGTCTTGACCTTATTAAAGATGCAGTTCATAGGGAAGTCCTTCATGATAAGGAATCCATCTTTCTCTTGAATATCTAACTTGGTTATCATATATTGTTGGCTTTTAAAAATCTGTTAGCTGTAACCCCAATTATAGAATCTTAGATATGACTAAAGTTTATATAATGGGTAACTTGAGATAGTTCTATAAGGCTGAAATGTCCAACCCAAGAATTTGGAATAGAGAAGCCCACCTGTCACATGGGCTGTCTGAAAGGTCATTCTTTTACTTGTTTTAGCAATTTAGCCAATGCTTCCTTATAGGATTTGGCTGCCATGCTCTGACCAAAAGTTGAGGTGAAGTATTTCTCCCAAGTTTCCTTATTAATAAGACTGATAGCCCTTATCACCTTATCAATGTTTCCACCGTCTGTATAAAAAGCTTTCAAGCCAGCTCCAAATCGTCCTGTAAATCTGTCTGATGTTAAGAATTGGTTGTCCTTTAATGCTTTCAAGACTTTATCCCCTCTTTCTTGGGTGTCCTTGTTGATTTGCACCTTACCAAAACTGGACATCTTTTTATAACCCTGCTGCAAGGATTTTATTTGTGTAGGTGTCAAGGTTGAAGTCCCAAACGTATAGATATTGAACAGGAATGCTGGAACTACCTTACTGTAGTCTTTCTCCTTTTTCTTATTGAGGATATAATCTGCATAAACGTTCCCTGTGCTAATGCTTGAAGCATAGAAATCTTCATTAGACCACTTTCTGCCATTGTTGCGCATAGAGATATAAGTTACTATATCCATATCCTCACAAGGAAGTTTGGCTTCTATATAGGTGGCTTGTTCTTCTTCAAGGTCGCTAAACATGAGTGCCATTGTCCTGTGCTGACCGTCAGCACAAACACCGTCATAGTTATCGTATTCTTCTGGCGACACAGGGGTCAATTTGATTTCAAAACTGCTGATAACAGGTTCGCCATTTCCATTCTTGCGAATAAGGGTAGGCTTGTAAAGTGCCCTGTCACCTAATTTATCCTTGACTTCCTGCATGGGGAAGTATTCAACGGGCATGGTCTTAATGAAGCCGTATGCCTTAATCTTGTTGTAAGATTCAACTACGTTGGTCTTGTCAATCTCTTTACGGTTTCCCTCAATGAACAGTAATTTTAAGTTTTGCATAATATTTACGTCTTTCAGTGATTAGTCTGTGGCAACGTGCCTGTCAGCTTTCTGAAAGCGGTGCAAAGATATATCCATTAAGTGAAGTATATAAGAGTAAGTTTTATTAATTTAAAGTTTCTCTACTGAATATCATTAAGTTAGCATTTGATTAAGCGTAATGTTGAAGTCTTTGAAAGCCCTCATCAAGCTGTCGAATGTAATGTTATTGTCTTTAGTGCAGACATATGCAGGGGCTCCCATGAGCAATTTGCAGAGATATAAAGTACATAGGGCTAAGTCTCTTTCTGCTTGTACAAATTTTACATCCTCTGGCTTCTTTACTTTGATGGGAAGATAATCCAACAATGTCTTGACCAAAGAATATTGGATAGTGCGCTCTCGTACTCTTTTATTCGCTCGCTCCACAAGATAGTGTGAAACCTGTTCATGGGAAGAATAAAATTCAAGCATAGAGTGAATGAATAGGGAGTTCTCGAACTCGAAGTTCTTGCCATCTACTTTGATATTCATTTTTAGTTTGGCATTGGGCTGTTCCCTTAAGATGGAGAGAATATTGTTTACCTTGCTAATCCCTGTGGTTATTTGGTTCTCGCTCCACACTTTGATGATGTGGTATAAGAATGCAATGAACTCAAAGGTTGGTTGGGGTTGTAACTCTAATTTGTTGATAGCCTCTTGTATCAGTGTGAAATTATAAAACTCATCTTCTGTAAATGGCAGCTCCTTTAAATATGTATTGCGACTACGATAGTATGCGAATGGTGCTTGAAGCGGCTGGTAATCGTCTCCATTAAATAGTGGGAAGTTCCTGCAATAGATTCTGATATATTCTATACTGTCAAGAATAGATGCAACATCTTCTTGCTGGTATTCACGCTTGAAATCATCTTCCATGCTTTGCTCCATTTCAGCCAACAATCTTCTGTCCATCTTGGGGAGAATATTCTGTTCTTCTATATTTGGGTTATCTTCCATAAGTACTTCCTGCTCCAATTCTGCGCAAAATTAAAAAATAATCCCCACCTGCATTGCTACAAGTGGGGGATTTGTGGGTAGGATATGCTTTAGTAATCAGAATCTCCTGTAAACGTATCCATGAGTTTATCCATCTGCTCACCTATGCACTTGTCTATTAGCTTTGCATAGTGGGCGGTCATTCGTGTATTGGTATGTCCCAACATCTTAGAAACAACTTCCAGAGATATGTTATTAGCCAAAGTGACCGTACTTGCAAAAGTATGGCGGCTTGTGTGGAAGCAAATTCGTTTATTGATTCCACAGAATATAGCTATATCTTTTAGATACTTGTTTATGTCCGCAGGGTCTTGAATAGGGAGTAGTTTCTCTCCACCCTTGTACTTATCTAATATCAGCTTGGCAATAGGAAGTAGGGGAATGCGTGATAGAACTCCTGTCTTAACCCTACGTTTCTTAATCCATATTCTGCCTGCACTATCTTTTTCAAAGTGTTCTGGTGTCAAGGTCTTAATATCAATGTAGCTAAGCCCAGTGAAGCACCCAAAGAGGAACATATCTTTAGCTCGTTCCAATCGTGGCAGCGGAGTATCAAAGTTGATTATCTTCCTCAATTCTTCTTCATCCAAGAAATCAACTTCTACAGGTTCGCGTTCTACTTTATAAGCATTTACAGAATTGTAGGATATATAAGAGTTGGCAACAGCTAAATTTAGCAACTTCTTTAAGAATTTTAAATGCTTGGTGCAGGAGTTTTGTCCCATCTTCTTCTCTCCTAAAAGGTAGGCATGGAATCCTTGAATGAAACCTAAGTTTACCTCTCTTAAATATAAGTCCTTACGCTCATATTTCTTCTGAATAAACTCTTTGAATAATCTGCCTGTATATTCAAACACCCAATAAGTGGCAGGGGCAACAGTTTTACCTACCATTGCTTTGCGCTCTGTATTATGTTCGTTCAGAACATCCAATAAAGTCTTCTCGTTCAGAGCTTCCACCTTGTCTGTGATAGCTTCTTTTAATAGTTCAGCAGTGATAAGGTAGCCCTTTTGAAGTAGCTCAATTTCTTTTTGATATATCTTATTCCGTAGTTGAATCAGATAACCGTTGATTAGCCGCGCTTCTTCACTCTTGCCTTTTACAGCTTGCTTCTCTTTGTTCCAATCAGTAGCAGATATGTGTTTGCCTGTACTAAAGTAGATTCTCTTTCCGTTAGTGGTGATTGAAACCTCAATAGGTGATAGACCTTTCTTGTTTTGCTTACTTTCTCTTAGTGAAAAGTAAACCATTGTACAATGTTTCTCCATTTTAAATTAAATGTTATATGGAGTGTATCGCATTGTATTATAGTTGATTATGCCAATTCTTGCAGCCGTTTTTAAAGAATGGCAAATTCGGCTGCAAATCGGCTGCAAAAGTAACCTGTTTATGGTTTGATTTGAGGGGTAATTGACTACTCTTTACATGAGTTGTTTGGACTTAAAATAAAGCAGGATTTATCTTGTTATCTCCTTACTGATTCACCATTCATTCGCTCCAAATAATGAGTGATGCAAGGTGCTTCAATCTGTTATCCAAGCCAAGTTACCACAAATAAAAAACTCCTGCAACCACAAGGATTACAGGAGTTTATCTGTATGAAGTAACTTAAATTACTTGCTCAAAGCAGTAGCCACGTCAACAGCACAAGCCACTGTACATCCTACCATCGGGTTGTTACCGATACCCAGGAATCCCATCATTTCCACGTGAGCGGGAACTGATGAAGAACCAGCGAACTGAGCGTCACTGTGCATACGGCCCATCGTGTCTGTCATACATAAACTCGTGACGGTTTAGGAATATACAATATATTGTAATTTGCTATTATATAATATGTTATGCTCTTATTTTTATTAACTAGATGTATATTGGTGACGGTAATTTATTTGTTCCGTCACTGTGACGTCACAAATAATAGAGTATGATAAATAAGAGTAATTATACATTGTCATTTACTGTTAGAGCAAGTAAAATGAATAAAGCAGGCAAAGCACCTATTGAGGTATTAATATCTGTGGGAGAAGAACGTACTGTATTTTCTACAGGTAAGTTAGTGACATTAGAAAGTTGGAATAAAGATAAGCAGTGCGTACGTGGTACAAATTCAGAAGCCACGGCTTTAAATGAATTTCTTAAAAATTTAAGAGTACGGATTTATGAAGAGGAAATAAAATTGGTAAAGCATGGTTTTGCTGTAACCGCTGTATTACTTCGTGATGCACTATTAAATAAGGTGGAATTAATAAAAGAAGAAACTATACTTAGTGTTTATAGAAAGCATAATGAGATACAGTACAAACAGATTGGTTGTGGAGTCTCTAAAGGGACATACGCTAATTCAAAACATGGATTGTCACTCTTAGAGAATTTTATTCAATTTAAGTATCATCGGGATGATATGTTTCTAAGAGAATTGAACCGTGATTTTATAGAGGAATTTCGTATATGGCTATTATCAGAACATGGGCTGTCTCATAATGGAGCGGTGAAGTATTTAGCATTATTAAAGAAAGTGGTAAATCGTGCAGTTGCTAATAATAAGATAGCATTTAGTCCTTTTGCAGCGTACAAATTAGAGAGACAAGAGGTGTCTCCCGATTTTCTGAATGAAGATGAATTGCGTAGAATTATAAACTTCAATTCTCCTTTACCAAGACTTGAAAGGACTAGAGACATGTTTTTATTCGCTTGCTATACAGGTTTGTCCTATGTTGATGTTAAGACTTTGCGAGCTGAACATTTGGAACGTGATAATGAAGGAAGAATATGGATTAAGAAGAAAAGGATTAAGACGGGTGTACTTGCTCGTATTCCATTATTGCCAAGTGCTAAGATGTTAATTGATAAGTATTCTGGTGGAGATACTTTAATACCTATATATTCAGCTAAAGATATAAATCTTTATTTGAAAGATATAGCTATTTTGTGTCATATTGATAAACGAATAACCTATCATACAGCCCGTCATACTTTTGCGAGTACTGTTACTTTGGCAAATAATATATCATTAATTGCGGTATCCAAGATGTTGGGACATTCTAATACACGAATGACTGAACACTATGCTAGATTGGTTGATAAGTGTATAGGCGAAGAAATGGATAAACTAATGGATACATTTAATTGTGAAGAATAGAATCTTCTTTAAAATAAAATGTCGCTTTGCTTTTATGGTGAAGCGACATTTTTTATCTTTACAGCATAATTATTACGATATGCCAATTCAGAAATTCACACTTTACCGGTATGTGAAAGAGGAATACGAACTTTTAGAGTATGTTTCTCTACTTGCACAGATATATACACCGGATTTTGATTTTGACGAGGAAAGTCAACAAACGTATGAACTTCCTTCGTCTGCACCAGAGATATTTAAGGTACGATATAACAACGGACTTCTCAAAATTCCATTTACTTATTCATCTTATGTAAAGAATAGCAAGATTGTTTCTTTGTTACATCAATTACAACTCGATTGCGATAAATTTTGGTATCTACTTTTATTTGTGCATGATTATTGTCGCGGTCAGTTTGCCAATGGGTGGGAGTGTTCATTAAGTCCATTAGAAGAACTGCAAATCTTTTCTGATTCAATCCTTGAAGTTTATAGTAAAGAGACACCAATGGACACTGTATTTGATGCGCCCGTTGAACTGACATTGAAGATAGGGGGGAAGAAGGTGATAACGATGCAAAATAACCGTACTATTTCATACTTAGCGTCATTGTGCCATGAACAGCTTGATACTGTTGAATATAATAGTCAACTGACAACTAGTCATGTTTTTCCAAGTAAAAATGTCAGTTTCTCTTCTGCCATTGTGGCATATTTCTTTGCTAATATGATAATTCGTTTTTTTGATTCCCAGAAAAATATAGTGGCAAAAAGAGGGAAAAAGACCAAAGGAATATCAGATAAAGAGAAGCGATTAATATCTAATCTTATATATTATACCGGAATACTCGTAAATCAAAGTCTATTAGATAGTTGTGATTATATAAAAGTCATTTTGAGACGATATAAAGATACTCCAATAAATACATTTAATAGCATTTATATGTGATATAATATTCACTTTATTTTAGACCGATGAAAAGGGAACAGGAAATCGTATTTTTCTTGTTCCCTTTTTTTGTGGCATGAGCATATCCTTTGCAGCTTTATCGGTGTAAGCGCAAAACTGATGTGCACTAAGTGATGCCTTGCCTGAATGCCTGAACAGAACAGAAGGCAGAATAAATACAAAAAACAATGAAAAGAATTAATTTATTATTTATAGAAGGAAACCGCCAGAATATTGATAAAGAGAACATTAAGGCTTGCTACAACAAAATCAAAAGTCTTGGCTTCATTAAAACAATGCCTATCGAATATATCCCAATGGATGAAGCCATTGGAAAGATTGGCGGAAGAAAACTATTCAAAGTAACAGTTGAACGTAATATTGGCAATGGAGAAGCTATTATCAGTAACTTCAAAATTCATCAGGAAGTAGTTGCTTCAGAAGACTATTCTAATTATGACGGAGTATGCGAAGATGGGCAGCATAGAAGTCTGGCTCTCCAATTTTCGGAATTGAGTGAAATAGAACCGACTTATACGGAGGTGCACATTCCAGAAGGTATGGATGTACTTAGTTACATTGCATTGCGTAATAATGGTAAGGTTTGGGACAACGCTGATTTTTATAATTCTGGAATCTCGACTAATGATAAAGAAATGGACTACATTCTTTCATTGTGTAAAGAATATAAGGCTGCTTTTATCTTTGCACTATATACTTTTGGTACGGCTAACCTGACTTCCAATCAAATAAAAGCGATACAACTGGGCTACAAGAAACCGTCTGATTTTGGCAGACTACAACTGAATAAATTTACTCATGAGATTGGCGACAAGATTCTAAAAGCCTTGAAAGATAATGAATTTCTTTCAGTAGATAGATTTACAGGACGGTTTGCAAACGGATTGAAACAGTATTATAAAGAAGTAAAAGATGAGAAGAAGGTTATTGATACCATAAATCTGATTGATAAGGAAACATGGAATAGACATTTTATCCCAAACAATGGGCAATCTATGGAAGCCAAATCCTACGTTGAAGCATTTAATGTTTTATATGCTGAATACGAGGGAAGAGAAGCTCAAAAAACGGAATAATGTATTTATAAGGTGAGAATATCAGAGCAGGTAGATTTTGGGAGAGTGGTTATATACAAGCTGATTTTTCCAATCTTCTACCTACTCTAAAAAACGAATTAAAAATATCTGTTCTAATAAAGTAAACTATGAAGATAAAAGAAGCTATTATTAAAAAAGGAGAATGGTTATTGGATGCACTAAAACGCATTGGTTATGACATGATACCGACAAACACCATTTTGGACAAGACTTTAACGGGATTAGGTGCTACACACAGCGAGATACATTCAGAGCGCAACTCCATAATCATTGAACCTAATGTTCCTGTAATACTTGGCAAGTTGAATAACAATGATAATTTGGAAGCTGTTTATGAGAAGTGTACTCCTTATGTTATTAAGAAATACCTGCAAATGGATATTTCATTCAAGAAGATTCTTACCACTCCAGAAAGTTTTAAAAAGATTAGGGAAGCAGCACAGTCTTTAGGAATAGACATCTATAAACAATACTTTTGCTTGTTTGACGAATGTGAGAAGATTACGCAGGATATTGATTACAGAAGAAAGATTACCCAACCTATTTACGATTTTTTCTTATTTGAGAATAAAGCATTTGTTTCTGCAACACCTTTACCTATTTCACACAAGGAGTTTGAAAAACAGAACTTTCAGAAAATAAAGATTATGCCACAATATGATTATAAGAAAGATTTAGACCTTATTGTTACCAATAGCTATTATAAAAGACTAAGAAAAGTTCTTGAGGGAATGAAGGACAGCAAGTATATTTGCATTTTCTTCAATGTCACAGATGGTATCAATGAAATCATAGAAAATACAGGAATAACTGATTATAAGATATTTTGCTCACAAAAGAGTATTGATAAGTTATTTAAAAGAGGAATAGACAAGGCATATCCACATATAGATTATCCCTTAGCTAAATACAATTTCTTTACTTGCCGTTTTTATTCTGGATTAGACATTGTACTTAGAAAACATAAGCCTGATATAATACTTCTGACTGATTTTCATAGCGCAAATTGGACAATGATTGACCCTATGACAGAAGCCATTCAAATACAAGGCAGGTTTAGAAAGACAGTCATGAATGACATAACATACAATTCCTTAACTCATATCTCAACTATCAATCCAAGTATGAGAATCAGGGGTAATGAGGAATTGGACATAAGGATTCGTCAGTTTATAGATAACTATAACAGTCTTCAAGATAAGCATGATAAGGAAACAGACAAAATCAAACAAGAAGCCATATTTGATGATATGCAAAGATTAAAATACTATGAACTTATAGATGAACGGGGAGAAATAAATTCATTCTCAATAGACAACCTTTATAATGAAGAACGGGTTAAATCTTATTACACGTCTGCCAATGCTTTATATCAAGCCTATATAAATACAGGATTCTTTAATGTAACTCTACATGATGTAACAGAATGTGTTGGCGATGATGATATTAGAAAACTCAACAACACCAAGCAAATCATAGAAAAACGAAAAATATTAGTGCATCTCTTGTACAGGATATATAATGATTTTGAACAAGGCAAAATTAGTTTTGAAGAAAGGAATGGTTTTATCAATTTGTTGAGAGAACAAGCAGAGGCACAATTTATAATCAATGCTTACATGAAAATAGGAAAGCCTGGAATTGAGAATGCTAAGTATCAAAAAGGTTTAATTGATAAAGCCATGAAGCAATATGATAAGGAACAAGTCAAAACACTTCGATTCTCTCCAGAAGTACTGAAAGATATAAAAGAAGAATTTGAACTGGGCGTTTATATAGGAAAGAATGAGATTAAAAACAGAATACAACAGGTATACAACGAACATTCGATAGGTTATAAAGTAACACAAGATACTATTAAAGATTACTATTATCTGAAAGAAAGCAACTCAAAAGGAGTCGCTTCGTTTAAACTTGAAGTATTCAAATTTGAATAAGAATTTTACATATAGTATATAATTAAAAAATATTGAGTATTTTCCCGCTTTTTGTTGATGATTTATACAAAAATAGCCGCAAGCGAGTACACTTACAAATGTGCTCAACTGCGGCTTTTTTATGTTAATATTATTTCTTCTTGTAAGAGGGTGGCAGCTTTATTTTTGCCAGTCGCTCGTATAGTTCTGCATACTTCTTTTTTAAATAATCTCTGTCTATTTTGATTGTTACCTTGCGATTAACAATGTGCTCTGTTGTTTCATCCGTAAGGGTGGTACTTGTGTCAGGTACTATTGGGATTCTTGTCTCAATCATGGGATTTTAAATAAAATGTTTTTCTAATGTGGTTAATCTGTATTCTCTGTTTTTGATAGCCTTGTGTTTGTAACCATACACCGATATGGACTTTATTATCTCTGATTCCGTGTTTCAAGGCTAATTCACGTAATTCTTGATAGGTATATACTTCTGACATGGTAGGTAATAAGAAGAAATTTTCATAACCACAAGCGGTAGGGCAGACGTCAAATTGCCCTACTTTTTATGGTTATGCTACAAAAATGAAAAAGGTCGTCTAATACTAGTATATAGGCGACTGCAATTTAATCTATCAAACATGGCTTTATCTATGGGAGATTGTGAAAAAGGTAAATTACCGCATTGGTAGTAATTGGGAAATGGAGATAAAAAGCCCTCAATGCAATACGGTAATCCTTCCTTCATGGGATACACAAATTTACGAATAATTTGGGAAGCTAAAAAATGAATGATACTCATTTTTCAAACATTGGTTGTATAGTTATGCCACATTCTGTAATGGTCTAAAATAGTTCCATTTGTGGAGAGTAGAAAGATGTGCGTGCAATAAAGTACAGGTACTTATATATAATCCCCCCTACCTGTTAAAATAAGAGCCTAAATATATATCAGCTTACTTCTCTTATGATTTACAGAATTGAAAGTTACATGAGCACATGAACAGTAGCTCTAACGTCCCCCTAGGGTAGTTGGATAGAAAACGAAATATATTTCAATCCACGTAATCAATTTATAAATCATTTAAAATCTTATTCGTTATGAGAAATTTACAAATTATTGGCAATGTGCCACAGGTAAGAAGGGAAAGTAACTTTGGTGAGTATGCAGAAGAAGCGGTAATAATCGAAGAGCCAGTAAAGCCCAAAAGGGTAAATCACTTTATAGAAGCAAACTCTGTGGAGGTTACTTTAGACCATTTAAAGAATGATAATGTGATACCAGTTTTCAGCAAGGATAATGAACTGACTATTTCGCATCCGCAATTCATTGAAACGGTTTGGGAAGCTGCCAACTCATTCTATAGTGGTGAACAAATCGAGCAGCCAGATATAAGGTGCAGCCATGTGATAAAAGGAAGAAAACCAGAAGCCATTAACAAGCCAAAGAACCTGTTAACGGAAGCTGACACTACCCAATATTACGAAAGATGCGCTTTTGCCATAGATATTCCATCTATCTATGAAGATGTATCTGGCAACAGGCTTAATCTTTCTATAGTTGGCGTTCGTGCCTTGAATAGAGAGAATCTGGCAACTAAGAAAAGCCCAGAGTTGTTTAGGCTGGCTGTATCATTCAAAAATACCGTATGCTGTAACATGTGCGTGTTCACAGACGGATATAAGGATGATATAAAGGTAATGAGCACAAAAGAACTGTTTAGGGCTACATTGGAACTACTTAATAATTTCAATACAGCCAAAAATATACATTTGTTGCAAACGCTTGGCGATTCTTACCTGAATGAGCACCAATTTTGCCAATTAGTTGGAAGAATGAGATTTTATCAATGCCTACCACAAGGCTATCAAAAAGATATTCCACGTATGTTATTTACTGATACACAGGTTAACAATGTGGCTAGGGCTTATATCAATGATGAGAACTTTGGCAGCTTGGGAAATGATATAAGTATGTGGAAATTGTATAATTTGTTAACTGGAAGCAATAAGTCAAGCTACATTGATAGTTTTTTGGATAGAGCGGTAAATGCAACTGAAATAGCAACGGGAATAAATGCCGCTTTGCATGGAGACACTAAATATAAGTGGTTTATTGATTGATTAAACAGGGGAATATTCAGAAATGGGTATTCTCCTATTTTATTAACTACGTAAAACAAAGAATCATGTTTTATTATAAGATACTTGTTTGGCTCTTTTGGGTGGTATTGGCTATGATTAGTGCGTGTGTGCCGTTGATATGGCTTGTGATTTTTATAGGTTTATGGGATATTGAGGAAGCGAATAATCGTCATTAACTACTTATTGTGTTCAAAACAGGAATGTGTTCAAATAAATCTGCAAAGTTGGTTTGAACACATTCTTTCATGTTATCAATTTAATCAAAGAATAAAATGAAAACAGCCGTAATATATGCCCGTGTTTCTTCAAGTAATGACAGACAGGACACGAGCAGACAAATAGAGGATTTAAAGAAATATGCTATCTCACAGGATATAAAAATAGTGAATATATTCCAAGAACATATTTCAGGTGCAAAGAAAATAGAGGAAA